ACTCTGCACTTCTAAGCAATACGCCCTACAGAATCCTACAACCAAACGAAACTTGTCTTTACGATTTCTTCCCCGACAAACTCAACATTGGAACGCTATCCTCCGAATACACCAAAATCCCCGGAGAGCGTAAAGTGTTCAACACCAAAGACAACTACACTGTGAGAGAAGGGAATGACGAAACTCCGGGCAACTTCATTGAGAATGAAGGGGTTCTATCCATGTTTGTTGTAGTAGACTGCGATAGGCAGAACGCTGGGCCAAGTCTGGTTCAGCATACCATTGGGAATGTCTTGGCTGAGGGAGAACACAGTCTGTTCTTTAGTGATGGAGAAAACAACAAAAAAATGAGCGTCATTTGTGAAGAGAACGCTTTCATTGATAGTATCACTCTTTCCGAAAAGGTAAACATGAAGGGAATCGTTTCCGTTTCGGAAACCTTTACTGTTACCACTTTTGATGAGATGAGAATCAACCCTAACCGAGTTGCTATCGGTAGCACTGCTACAATCTGCTTGGAGGCAGAAGACCTCATAAATGAACTCTTTGAGCAAAATGGGATTGACTTTACCATTTCCAACAACACCGATTATCCGTATTATCTCGCTCCAAACTTCAAAGGCGTTGACTTGTATGCGGCTATTCGCCACATTATGGAGAAGAAGGACTTCGTTCTGCTTGAAGAAAATGGGACCTTCTCGGTAACACAACAAAACGATTCCTCGCACTACAGTAATGTGGTTTTGAATGAAAGTAGTAAGTTCAAGATATTTGAATTTGAAAAGGCAACGACTCTGTTTGATTTCTACAACGAAGTGATTGTTTACGGTAGTGTTCACAAAGCAGAACGCAAAGATTTGCGAAGCATACAGAAGCGTGGTAGAAAGACATTGGAGCATCACGATAAGACTCTGCTAACGCAGGATGAAGTGGACAAGAAGGCTCTTGAGTTACTTCGCCTACACTCCACCTTCAACCAAAAACTCATCATGACCGTGGGCAATGAAGGTCTTTCCCAACTGAGGGCTGGCGACATTATCAATGTGGAAATTAAACAAGAGAACATTGAGATGGGTCAATACATGGTCTTGCAGATTGAGCATGAGTTGACCGGACTCATGCGTTTGGAACTTGGTCGCTACTCAAAGCAACTGTCGGATTTGTTCTCGGAACTTTTGGTGACGCAAAAGCAAATCAATTCCAATCTACGAAATGAGAAGTTCAATGAAAAGAGCGCATCCTACAACTTCTTGGAAACAGTGAACCTCAAAGAACTCCGAGTGCTGGTTCGTAAGCGAGCAAGTTCGGGCGGCTTCACCTTGGGTTTCGGTGAAACGCTAAATACAGGGGACAATGAATTGGGCTTTGAGGGCGGGGAAGTCGTTATCACGGACTTGTATTCGGAGGATTTGGCTTGATTACTGATACCTTGAAAGAAGCGATTGCGACCTACTTGGCGACCGCCGCCACCCCTTACATCAATTCGGGCAAGGTTGGGCTAGGTGGGAACTCAACGAATCCAACCGCTACTGCGCTAGATGTGCCTCTTTCCGTCACACCTACAATTGTTAGGTCAAAGTCCGACATTAATGTGGTTGAAGTCAAACTGACGATTTATGGCAATACCATTCAAGGGAAAGTCATTCGTGAAGCAGGTATTTTCAACAGTAGCAGTGAAATGCTACAAAGAGTCAACTTTGATGGAGTTGGCCCATTTGCAACAGATGAAACCCTTGAGATTTTTATTCTAATGGAGGTTGAGTGATATGGTAAGTAACCCAAATTTCTACGGACAAAGCACGACTGGAACACCGAATCAAATTGAAGATGGTGTGGACTTTCCGCATACCGGATTAATCAAAGCCCTATCGGGTGGTCTTGGGCAGAACTACGCTATCAGCGGATTTGACATTACTGGAACAGACGCTACTGCTCTTACAGTAGCAGATGGTAAGATTTTCAGAGATGGGGAATTGGTTGATGTTACCGGAGATTCGTTGACTTTGAGTTCTTCCTACACCAACGGTTATCATCTTCTTGTGGCTCCAAGTGGGGCTTCTCCTACGGTTGTTCTGCGAAACCCTACTGCGGCAGATAAAGTTGCAGAATACACTGCTGGTGATACAATTATTGCCGTGCTTACACATACCGGTGCAAACCCACTAAGCGTTCAGTATCTTACCGTGAACAAGACCAAGAACAGTTTGAGCATTGGGGAAGGAAGCGGGACATATAGCGAAGAAATGTCAATTACAAGTGATGGAACAGATGTTACTTTCACGGGTTCTTCAAACACAAACATGGACTTTACTCCTTCGGGAACAGGAAAGGTAAGAGTTACGACTGGCGACTTGGAAGTGCAAAATGGGAATTTTGAGGTTCCTAACGGGTATTCCGAGATTACTGTTGTTGAAAGCATTACTGATGGTAGCGGTGCAGGATTAACTGCTGGTGCGCCAGTTTATCCAACAAATTACGCTTCGGGAAGGATTACTGTTCAACTGGCTGATGCTACTATTGCCACAAGCAAATATCCTGCTATTGGCCTAGTCTATGATACCATTACTGCTAGTGGAAACGGTAAAGTCGTTGTTCAAGGTTTAACTGGAGATATTTCTGCGACTTTGTTTGATGCTGGTTCTTACTCCGAAGGTGACATTATCTACCTTTCACCAAATGTTGGGAAACTAACCAATACTCGCCCAACTGCCGACACAGATGCAATTCAAAACATTGGAAGAATTGTTCACCTATCCACTTTTACTGCTGGTTCTTCGGGAACGGCTAAGATTCTTGTTCAAGGTTCGGGTCGTTCAAACGATGTAACCAACGATGGATTTGTAACTACCAATGCTTCCTCTATTCCCACCGCTCGGCAAATTACTGCTGGAACAGGAATTACGCTTAACGATGGTGGTGCTGGCTCAACTCTTGAAGTCGTCAATTCAGCACCCGACCAAACGGTAAGTTTGACCGGAGCAGGCATTACCGCAGTTACAGGGACTTATCCCAACTTTACTATTACTTCAACAGAAGCAGATACATTACAGGCAGTTACAGACCGTGGGCGAACAACTACCAACCATGTGACTGTTGATGGTTTCAAAAACAACGGTGAAACTGAGATTATTCCTATTGACCCTGCTACTTCTATTTCGGATTTAGCCTCGCCGGGTTTTGACGATAGCGTTTATTACATTAGTTCTACATTGAATTTGGCTGATGGAACAAATGGGCAAATTATTCACATCAAGAATATTGCCGCTACCCAATCAATCATTAACACTACAAGCGTTGTTGATGGGTCGGGAGCCGCTACAGACCAAAGGAGAACAGGCCCAACACAAATCACATTAGAAACAATGGAAGGCATTACGCTTCAATATGTCAATGATGTGGCTTCTGTTCCTGTCGGATGGTATATTCTTGATACCGATACAGATACCGATACAGATACAGGTATCTTAAATGTTGTTGAAGATACTACGCCACAATTGGGTGGTAACTTAGATGTGAACGGAAACGACATTGTTTCAGTATCTAATGGCGATATTACAATTACTCCCGATGGAACGGGTCAAATTGTTTTGGATGGACTAAATTGGCCTACTGCTGATGGTTCTGCCGACCAAGTTTTGAAAACAGATGGTTTGGGTCAATTGTCATTTGTTGATGTTGCAGGAGGAACGGTTGATGTAGTTTCTAATGTGGCAACCAACACCATTCTTGGTCGTAATGATGCTGGTAGTGGTGATAGTGAGGAATTAACTCCTGCTGAAGTGCGAACAATGCTCAATGTTGATGATGGTGCTAGCGCATCGGGTAGTGTTGCTAAATTGGATTGTATCGCTCCCGATTCTGCTCAAACGGCTAATAATTGGATTACAATTGATTTTGGCGATACATCTCGTTGGAATGTGGATGACCCCGATGGGATTCTCACCATAGCCCCACCATCACCGGACCCTACCGCTGGACAAATTACCATTGGTTCTTCTTCGGATGAAATGTATCTCGTTATTATTCATCTTTGGCTTATCAGCACCGCTAACTCAACAGGAAATGGCCTGTGGATTGTGAGAGGAAACGCTAACGCCGTAGCACAAGATGGGCAATTCTTCTATCATCGTGAACAAGAATATGTGAGTAGCGCACAATCAGCCATTACCACCCCTGTTCAATTCACCGTTGAAGGTGGAACGACGATTGAAAGCATTGAGTATTATTTTAACCAAGCCAATTTCCAATACCGAGGAAACACCCTCGGAACAACGAGAGTGTCATTTCTTGAATTCGTGAGATTGAAGTGATTCCGCAAGGTTTATTTTCTACACTTAAATGTCAGTGCGTGAGAGTTTCAATCTATGAGGTCAGCCCAAGGGACGGCCTGCAATCACTCCCTACCTTCATCCCTACTGAAATGAAGCGTGACTTCATCACCTCGCTCTACGAGGCCGGGTTAAGCCATGTAGAAGAAACAAGCATGGCCCACCCAAGGCTAGTTCCACAAATGGCCGATGCGGAGCATGTGTATCAAAGAGGGGGCGTTCTTGTGATGAATCAGCGGGGCTATGAGAGGGCCATGAAGATGGGTGCGAAAAAAATCAATATCGTCTTTTCGCCATGCGAAACATTTAATCTCAAAAACATGGGAAAGACAAGAAATGAGATTATTCTCATGTATAAAACATTCATGAAATCACAAAAGAAAGATGTGAGAGTTTACATCTCTATGGCTTTCGGTTCTCCGTATTCGGGGACATTCAGCGAAGAAGTAATTAGAAACTGTGTTAGGGACGCCAAGATGTTCGGCAACACTGTGGTTTTTGCCGATACAGTAGGATGCGGAACTGCCAAACAGGTCAAACAATTTGCTAAAATCGCAAAGGAAGAGAAAATGAGAAGTGCGTTGCATCTTCACCACAAAGGCGACGAAGACAAAGCGTTTGAGTTGGTCAAGGCTGGCCTATTTGCAGGAGTTAAGCAGTTTGATGCGAGCGTCGGCGGCTTAGGCGGTTGCCCGTTTACCGAGAATAGTGGGGCCAACATTTCAACAGAAAGGCTTGCTAAACATCTCATTGCATGGGGTTTCAATTGTGGAGTTTTACCAAAAGACCTCGTTAAGCCCGTCAACTACGCCAGAAAGATGCAAGAAATGCAAAGCCAGCCACTTTGAAGTTTATGCAAAATTGTAGATGGCGCAAAAAGCCAAAAAAAATCTTGGGGGGAGAATCCTAAGACTCTCCCCCCGTAAGGGTCTTTGAAGACCAAATGCCTCCGCAGTTTCTACACTCCCAAAGTTTGACTCGCTCTGTTGAGCCAATGTAGAATCCTTGCAACCTTTTTGCAAGGGTTTTTGCTTTGCAGTATGCACACGATTGTTTCAATGTCATTTCTGCCTAGCCTCATCTTTGCCCATAAGACGGTTCATGTATTCTTCCACGGATTCTTCCGTGATGTTTGAACCACCGAATGCGGCAAAGAAGAGAAGCATCAGCACGACAAGGAAAACAATCAACCAAAACCATTCCCAACCAGTCATTACCAATTCACCTCCAAATCCACAAACTCTTCATTGTTGATGGAAAACGCTTTGACGATTCCATTCTGCTTACCGTAATCCCACAGGTCGTAGACCAACTGAGTATCTTTCATGCAATACTCAACCACTTCGTCAAAGCG